GTTGGTGCTGGCGGTGCGGGTGGGGCAGCAGTAAATAACGGCGTTATTGGTAATAATTCATCCATTGCAGGAACAGGACTTACTACTATAACTTCTACTGGCGGTGGTGGTGGCGGTGCTGGTACATCAGGTGCAGGGGGTAATGGAGGCTCAGGCGGCGGCGGTAACGGGTCATCATCAACTCTTTCGGGTGGATTGGGTACTTCTGGGCAAGGTAATAATGGCGGCAATGGTTGTACCGGAGTGGCAGGGGATGAAGGCGGCGGCGGCGGCGGAGCAGGGGCGGTAGGAACAGCAGGCGTTAACGGAGTTAGCCGTGGGAATGGCGGCAATGGAACGGCTTCTTCTATATCCGGCGCGTCTGTCACCTATGCTGGCGGCGGCGGTGCGGGGGGCAATAACCCAACTTCAGGTGGCACAGGGGGAACGGGCGGTGGTGGTTCTAGCCCACCAACTGTAGAAGGGGCAGGAGGTGCTGGAACAGTCAACACAGGCGGCGGTGGTGGTGGCGGTTTTGCAATTACTGCAAACCAAGCTGGCGGCGCAGGCGGTTCAGGCGTAGTTATTATCTCTTACGCTTCACCACAAATATTTATAGGTGGAACTGTTACGTCATCAGGTGGAAACACCATCCATACGTTCACTTCGTCGGGTTCGCTTGTTCCAGGCTATCCAATTTCTTATTTGGTTGTTGCGGGCGGCGGGGGCGGGGGTAATATTTATGGCGGTGGGGGTGGCGCGGGGGGTTTTTTAACTAGCGCTACATCTTTAACAAAGGGCACCACATACACAATTACCGTTGGTGCTGGCGGCGCGGGTGCTACAAGCGGCAGTAATTCTCAACTTGGAACTATCGCAACCGCAACTGGCGGCGGTGCAGGCGGTGATAACGCTGTTGCTCCATCATCAGGCGGTTCAGGTGGCGGTGGAGGAGGATCAGGATCTTCTTGGTCTGGCGCAAGTGGGACAAGCGGTCAAGGTAATGCTGGCGGCGCTAATAACATAACAGCACCGTACCCATCAGGTGGTGGTGGTGGCGCGGGGGCTGTAGGAGCAGCGGGCTCAGGAATCAATTGCGGTGCGGGTGGTGCGGGTACAGCATCATCTATTACGGGTTCGTCTGTTACTTATGCTGGTGGTGGTGGTGGTGGTTCTAACACCGTAGCAAGCCCAACTGCGGCGGCGGGCGGTACTGGAGGCGGCGGTGCTGGTGGTGCGGTAAGCGTTAATGGTACTGCGGGAACCGTAAACACCGGCGGTGGAGGAGGCGGAGCGGGGTATAGCGGAGGAAGTGGTGCCGGTGGTTCAGGCGGTTCAGGCGTTGTCATCTTGTCTATTCCAACAACAGCGTACACCGGCACAACTACAGGTTCACCAACTGTTACGACTAGCGGTTCAAACACAATATTGACTTATACGGCATCAGGGAGTTACACAGCATGAGTTATTTTGCAAAAGTGCCAACGCTTACAGACGGCAAAGGCATCGTGGATGATGTCATTGCTGCTGATCAATCATTTATTGACTCGGGTGCTGAAGGCAACCCAAGTCTGTGGTGGCAAACCTCATACAACACCCACGGCAATGTTCACTACGGTCAAGACGGTCAGCCTGATGGCGGCGTAGCTTTAAGAGCAAATTATGCGGGTATTGGTTACACGCTAGACACAACCGTTGTCCAAGATGGTGTTGTAGGTGTGTTTTATGGGCCACAACCCTATCCATCATGGATTTTAAATACTCAAACTTATTTGTGGGAAGCACCAGTTCCTTATCCAAAAGGTAGTGGGTATTACATTTGGGATGAAGCCACACAGTCATGGGTGCTTGCGCCCTATTAATCTAAGTAATATACTAATCGTACTGGTGCGATCCACCAGGACTCCTCGGAGTTACAAATGTCAGACGAAGTAAGCCCAGCGGAAGTACCCGCGCCAACACCGGAAGTTACGGCAGAACCGGTAGTTGAAGTATCTGCGCCGGAAGTACCCGAAGCAGCACCTAAGACCTTTTCACAAGAGGAATTAGACGCAGCCATCGGCAAGCGGCTCGCACGCGAGCAGCGAAAGTGGGAAAGGGAAAGAGCGGTTCAACCTGTTGCGCCTCAAGCACCGGTCACGCCCGAGCAGTTTGCCTCAAACGAAGATTATGTCGAAGCCTTGGCAGAACAACGTGCGGAGCAAAAACTAGCCGAGCGCGAGCAGCGCAAGCAACAAGCTGAAATACTCGAAACCTATCACGACAAGGAAGAGGAAGTTCGTGCGAAGTATGAGGACTTTGAACAAGTCGCATACAACCCGAATCTGCCGATTACTACCGTGATGGCCCAATCTATTCAGGCCTCGGACAATGGCCCCGAAGTGGCTTATCACTTAGGTGCAAACCCCCGAGAAGCGGAACGGATTTCACGTCTTTCGCCTATCATGCAAGCCAAAGAGATTGGAAAGATTGAGGCTCAGTTAGCCGCAAACCCACCGGTCAAAAAGACTTCAAACGCGCCAGCGCCTATTTCACCTGTTTCAGCCCGTACGACCGGTTCACCGGCATACGATACGACTGATCCACGCTCTATCAAGTCAATGTCTACTTCCGAGTGGATTGAGGCAGAAAGATTGCGTCAGGTAAAGAAGCACGAAGCGCGTACCCTCCGCTAACTTATTTTAGGAATTATCATGGCAAATAGCATTCTTACCATTGACATGATCACCCGTAAATCCCTCGAAATCCTCGAGAACAACTTGGTGATCAGTCGCAACGTCAATCGTCAGTACGACGATTCATTCGCCGTTGAAGGCGCAAAAATCGGTTCAACCCTGCGTATTCGCTTACCCGACCGCGCCTTGGTAACTGACGGCGCCGCCTTGCAAGTGCAAGACGACAACGAACAATTCACAACTTTGACTGTTTCAACCCAAAAGCACATTGGCGTGAACTTCACGTCTGCCGAACTCACCATGCAATTGGATGACTTCGCAGAACGCGTTCTCAAGCCCCGTGTGTCGCAATTGGCATCAAGCGTCGATGCTGACGTAGCAACTTGCTACAAAAGCATTTACAACTCGGTGGGTACACCTGGCACAACTCCTTCAACGTCTTCGGTTTTGCTTTCAGCACAACAGAAACTCAACGAGTTTGCCACCCCCATGAGCCCACGTTATGCGACTGTTAACCCAGCCGCCAACGCCGGTTTGGTCGAGGGCTTGAAAGGTCTGTTTAACCCAACTGGTACTATCAGCCGTCAGTTCAAAAACGGTATGATGGGCGAAGGCGTATTGGGCTTAGACGAGATCAATATGTCGCAGTCGATTGTTCAGCACACAACCGGTGTCACACCAACTGCCCCAATCGTGGCAACTGCTGTGACTACCCAAGGTGCAACATCGCTTGACATCAGTTTCACAAGCGGCTCACCCACGTTTAAGATTGGTGACGTGTTCACCATCGCCAACGTGTTTGCAGTCAACCCACAAACCCGTCAAACAACTGGCTCGCTGCAACAGTTTGTCGTAACTGCTGACGTAACTGTTTCGTCAACAACTACCGCAACGCTGTCAGTTCAGCCACCTATGTTTACCTCGGCTAACGCCTTGGCTACTATCAATGCGTTCCCAGCCGCCAGCGCTGTGTTGACGTTCTTGGGTGGCTCGGCTACAGCGTACCCGCAAAACTTGATCTATCACAAAGATGCGATCACGTTAGCGACTGCTGACTTGCTGTTGCCACAGGGTGTTGACATGGCTTCACGCCAAGTGCATAACGGTATTTCGTTGCGTATCGTACGTCAGTACGACATCAACAACGACCGTATGCCTTGCCGTATTGACGTGTTGTACGGCTTTAACGCGGTTCGTCCGGTCACCGCCGTTCGTCTGTGGGGCTAAACAGAGTGGGGCTTTAAGCCCCATTTTCTAAACTTTTCAAAGGAAATTCATCATGCCAGTTCTTCCAAACGGCGCAGGTGGCTATCAATTAGGCGATGGCAACGAAACCGAAATTAACATGGTCACGCAAGTGACTCCTACAGCTAAAACAGCCGCAGCCACTCTGACTGCTGCTGAATTGGCAACCGGCATCATCACCTATAACGGTGCTGCTGCTGCGTTAACAATGCCTTTGGGCACAGCTCTAGAAGCTGCTTTCCCGAGCATGAAAGTCAATAGCTGTTTTGACTTTTACATTATCAACATTGGTGGCACAAACGCTGCTACAGTTACGGCTAACACCGGCGTGACTTTGGTTGGAACTGCTGCTGTTTCGGCAAACACTTCTTGCAATTGGCGTGTTCGCAAGACCGCTGAGAATACCTACGTCGCCTTGCGCGTCGCAGGTTAATGCAAAGAGGGGCGGGTGATCCTCGCCCCTCGCACAAGGATTCTGAATGCACATTTACCTCAAGCACCCCGTACACGGCAACAAAGTGGCAATTTCCGATGTGGAAGCCGAAGAGGACGTCAAAAACGGGTGGGAAGTATATAATTTAGACGCGCCTAAAGTAGAGGCTGCGCCTGTGAATGAGTTAAAACGACGTCGTAAAACGGAGTAAGTATGACCACAACCACAGCCGGTGATCAAATCAATGGGGCGCTACGCCTAATCGGTCAACTGGCTGAAGGTGAAGAACCGTCTGCTGCGACCGCTAATGATGCGTTAGCCGCACTCAATCAGATGATCGACTCATGGAATACCGAGCGTTTGTCGGTGTTCTCAACGCAAGACCAAGTCTTCTCTTGGGCACCAAACTTTGCTACCCGTACGCTTGGCCCTACGGGCGACTTTGTTGGTAACCGCCCTATCCTAATAGATGACTCGACTTACTTCCGCGATGCGTCCTCGGGCATTTCGTTTGGCATTAAGTTAGTCAACCAACAGCAATACAACGGCATTGCGGTCAAGACCGTGACGTCCACCTATCCCCAAGTCATGTTTGTCAATATGACTTACCCCGACATTACGATGACTGTTTATCCGGTGCCTACCAAGGTACTGGAGTGGCACATTGTGTCGGTCGAGGAACTGACTACTGCTGCGTTGTTGTCTACGCCTTTGGCGTTCCCTCCAGGCTATCTTCGCGCTTTTAAGTACAACTTGGCTTGTGAGATTGCACCTGAGTTTGGCGTTGAGCCTAGCCCCCAAGTGTCGCGCATCGCCATGTACTCTAAGCGCAACCTCAAACGCATCAACAACCCTGACGATATTATGTCGTTGCCGTACTCAATTGTTGCAACGCGTCAGCGTTTCAACATCTTTGCGGGCAATTACTAATGAAATCGCCTATCCTCGGCTCGGCGTATGTGGCGCGCAGCATCAACGCTGCAAACAATCGCATGGTCAATTTGTTTCCCGAGGTGGTCGCCGAGGGTGGTTTAGAACCTGCGTTTCTGAATCGTGCGCCTGGGCTGCGTTTAGTTACAACGGTCGGTACAGGCCCTGTGCGGGGCTTGTGGCAATACGGTGGTTACGCCTACGTTGTGTCGGGCAATACGCTTTACAGAGTTGACGACCAGTACGTCATCACAACGCTTGGCGTAGTTGCCAACGATGGGCCGGTATCGATGACTGATGACGGCAACCATTTATTTGTTGCTTGCAATGGGCCGAGCTTTGTCTACAACGCCACAACAAGCGCGTTTGGGCAGATTACTGATCCCGACTTCCCTGGTGCGTTAACGGTGTCTTACCTAGCGGGCTACTTTGTGTTCATAGAGCCCAATAGCCAGCTTGTGTGGACGACTGCGCTGCTTAACCCACTAAGTATCGACCCGCTTGATTTCGCAAGCGCAGAAGGCGATCCTGACAACTTGGTGTCATCCATTACCGACCACTCCGAGATTTGGCTGTTTGGCACAAACTCAGTTGAGGTTTGGTACAACGCCGCAGCCGGTGCGGGTTTTCCCTTGCAACGCATCCAAGGCGCGTTTAATGAGATTGGATGCGCTGCAACATTTTCCGTTGCCAAATTGGATAACGGGCTGTTTTGGTTGGGCGCAGATGACCGTGGGCGTGGGATTGTCTACCGCTCGCAAGGCTACACCGGTGTGCGAATCAGCACCCACGCAGTCGAGTGGCAGATTCAACAGTACGGTGACATCTCAGACGCCATTGCCTACACCTATCAGCAAGACGGTCATGCGTTCTACGTCTTGACCTTCCCCACCGCGCAAGCGACTTGGGTGTTTGATGTGGCGGCACAAGCGTGGCATGAACGGGCAAGTTTTAGCAACGGCAATTTTAGCCGTCACCGCAGCAACTGCCAAGTGTCGTTTAATCAAGAAATTATTGTGGGTGATTACCAAAACGGCAACTTGTACGCCTTTGATTTAGAAGTCTACGCAGATGGCCCACGCACTCAGAAATGGTTGCGCTCTTGGCGCGCGCTGCCCACGGGCACCAATAACTTTACACGCACCACTCAACACTCGCTCAAACTAATCTGTGAAGCCGGTGTGGGCTTGCCTGGCGTGACTGAG